GGTACGCATAAGCAGTACTTTGGAATTCCAGATTTCTCCGACCAAATATCTTTCGTAACATCCCACATTATATCAATCATTTTACTATCGCATCCTCGTCTTTTAAGTGCCATGCTCAAGTCATATAGTGTGGCCATGACTTCATTTACATTCCATTTTGAACTAGTCCAAGGTTTTCGCTGAGTCCATCCTGGTAATATTCTACTTGCATATCCGTATGTTCGTTCCTGATTGTACCAAGTTCTTAAAAACTCCATCTCGCCCTCCAGTATACCAAATTTGCTTTCGACACATTCAATATTTAATCCTGTATATGCGTATCGCATTAACAGAGCACATTCATAACTTGAAGTATATATAGCGCTGTCATCTCCACGAATCCATCTCTTAATCATTTCAGTTTCTATACCGATACTCTCAATCCATTTAAGCGCCATGTTTGTTACTACTGTGTTCCACGCATTACCTAATACACTTGTCCAACGCATACCACTCATTACGCCTCCTGTTACCTTAAAACTTTTTGAGTCACTTCCAGTTGTAGACAGAGTACTATTTTTGAAACTTTCTTTTAACCTACTTATGTAACCATCATAAACTTCTAAGTCGTACTGTGCAACATTCTTCCTTGCTGCCTTGCATAGTATATTAACTATAATTAACACTTCATCTGTCGTCGGTTGATGATCGAAATTTTTGTAATCGAAAGGCAGTCCAAATGCCTTTTCACAAGCCTCAATCATTGCTGCCATCCTGTTTGTTTGTTCATTCACAGTTTCATCAATTGTTGACCCCTCCCACTGACTATAAGCACCTCCTAGCATTCTATTTATCCATGTCATGATTAAGTAATTTTCCATGTCCGAAGCTACTGCAATTCTCAGTTTACCCAATTCTGCCTTGATTATGCTTTTGTGATGTTGTTCTCTCACATCTTGACACTTGGTATATAGTTCCTTCAAGTCTACAACATCTGGTACTAAATTTTTCCGTGCTTTAATCTTCCCTTCTTGTTCTCCAAGTTTCCACTCTACTTTGCCAATAGAACTACTTCCACTCGTTACCCATTCTCCACTAAGTATGAAATCTTCGAAACTTATGTATTTAACATCTGGCACAATCATAGTTAGAGTTTCTTCTGCCACCTTTTCAAAGGATATGTTTAACCCATCTATACTTCTACTCTCTTTTCCGCCTTCCGCTAGCGATTGAGTTTCTACTTCATAGTCAAATCCACTGAATGGAGGATTACTGTATCCTGTTAGCCCCGCGCATTCCACGCACAGTATCCAGTCATCTTTATTACTAGGCCTAGTTTTTATTATATCCGTTATTTTCTTTGCAACTAAGATGTAATGATCAATATTTCCCAGGAAAGCCCCACATTTATGAAATGTTTCCCACCATTTCACCTTTTCTGTATCTAGTACCAATCCCGCACGTAGCACATTTACTGCAGATATGTAATCCCAACTATATATTTCTTTTAACCTCTCTTTCAACACGTCTATACCTGCCGTTCTTTTATACATTTCGTAGATATCCAGGAATCTGCTTCTTCGTATATTTCTATCTGTTTTGGTTCTAAAATTGTAATGCTCCGCAAAGGTATCATCAACGTCTTGTCGATTTGCTCGTAATATGTCATCTATCCCACTTTCGTTTAACGTTTTACTCTTTCTGTTGTCTATCGTTAACTTTATTTTCCTACATCTTTGTACTAAGTATTCTGCATCCAAAGAAGAGTACCATCGTGGATTCCCTAAACTCGTCCTTTCTTCCACAAAAAGTTTCAAAAAATCTGGTATTGGTTGAGATAACGTCGCACTCTGTAATAACAAGTTAAACAGAGACGGTCCACTATCTTTTCCATCTACTATCTTTTTTAGAATCGACTTATTTTGTTCATCCACTTTAGTTCCCCTCCAACGTAGCCTCTCAGCATAATCTGCAGAGAGGAGTGCTTCATAGCCGGAGGCGCTATGAGCACTTAAAGCTCGTTTCCCGAGCCTCCATATCCCAAACTCTTAAGCATCTCAGTCTCCGAACTGTCTATATCCAAATCACGAACCACAGTTGGAGGTATTATATTCTTGCCTATCTGCCAATTCTCGATATATCCAATTACTGCTCCTGTTAAGTTTCTGTTTAAATTTATTGCCACTGCTGGTAACCAAGTACACCACAATGCGATACCATCAGACGTCACTTTCGGTATCCATGTTGTATTAGCATTCGTTAACCTGAAAAAACTAGGATTAGGTAACAAAGGACTTCCTGAATTTGAGAGTGCAAAAAGGGTTTGCTGGTTAGGAGGTGCCAGTGCATATCTAGCTCCTGATATGTCACTGATTTGTACAACATTCGCGCAGTTTGACATATGATATGCCACTCTATCATTCCATATCTCTTCATCATGTACTTTAAATATACTATTTTGAGCTACGCTCGGTAATAAATGATCATCAGGATGCCACGTGCCATATGCTACACTTTGACCTACAACGAATTCACGCCATCCATTTGGTATTATACCTTTGAGTCCATCTTTAGTAAATCCTTGTGGATAAGGGCTAAAAGCAATTGTCAACCCGTCCTCTAAAATAGTCTGGTACAATACGTCTGGTAATAAACTAATCACCACTCCATCTACATACGCAGTAGCATCATCATTAATAGCACAATGCCACATACGAGTTATTCCTGCCGTTATCAAGCTTCCAAATACATTAATCACTCCCGGTGCACATTTTAAACTCCATGAAGTTAACTCACTGTATATACTGCTTAAGCTTTAGAAAAAGCGCTTTCCTTAACTTCCAAACCTGTATCAACCGTAACAAATAGCATTCTAACTAATTTACGGTAACTGTTCATTTGCGTCTGTATTAAAGCACTGTTTGCTATTATTGTTGTTAGGGAACAATTTCTAAACAAAGTTTGATATGTAGCTGCAAATTGTCTTCCTACCAAAGTATCATAATACCTTAAACACGGATGGTTAAACCATTCAGGCATTAAAGTATTACCTTCTGTCTTACCAGTTATTTCGCATCCACCACTAAAAATCTTACTCCACGATCTTTCACGAGTTTGTCCAACATACATACAAGGTGAAAAACTGCTATATGCTTGAGGCCAATCTACTACTGTTAACTGCTTTTGTTGACCATTAGGTAAAAAATCCAACCACGTAAACGCATTATCACCTTCTACTACTACATTAGTACCAACAGTTCCGCACATAAGAGGTTTATAGGTAGTAGTTAAAAAACTAACTTTTCTCCATGCTTCAATCCATCCTTCTCTGTCGCCCAATGTTAATGATAAAGTCTGCATCAATGATACAATCTGACTGGGGTTAAAGTCTTCAAAGAAGGAATATAAATATTCAGCTAAGATATAAGGTTGATCTCCTCCTGCTCCTTGAAAACATATATTTATATCAGTACTAGCTGCATATGCATTAGTAACCGTAGTTCCAGTTCTAGGCCTTGTTGATACTTGAGTATTTGCTTGATTTTGAGTCGTAGGGGGAGGTCCCGGATAAGTTTTTGGTAATATGACATCTATATTCAAATTTCCAGGTATTGCAACCAAGTCACTATTATCTACAAACAATGTTTCTAACGGGTTGTCGCCATCTGGGTCTGTACAATTGACATCTATTGTATGTAATGCATATGGCCAAGGTGAAAATCCTAATACCACCATTGCAATTGCAGTAAATGGGTTTGCTGATGAATTAATTAAATAAGAAGGTATGAATACTGCATTAGCTCGACTATCAGGAGCAACGGTATCAATTGATATATGAAATCGAACTGTTCCTGCACTGCCACCTTCAAAAGGGAAAACAGCAGTTGCTCCTCCACACGCTTCACCAAAAATTACACTATCATTAATTCCCAATATTACTGGAGTATCCACATCTGTCATGCTTATTGGATCCGTTAGTTCCACTTGATTCATGTTGTATATATTACTTACCGGCACTTGAGTATTTGCTGCTTCTATATTTAATTGTAAAAGCCACTTCATATAGAAGCTCTCACCTACATAGTCGTTAACTGTTCTATCTGATACCACTTCAAAGATATCGGACACTGAGAAACCATTCTTATTCATCGTTTGTCTATTTTGATTCGTTATTCCTTGTGTAGAAAACTTGTCAAATAATTCCTTTCCAAGACCAGACAATGCTATCTCCCTTCCTCTATTATTGTGTACCTGTACAGTAGCTACAGCTAATCTATTAGGCTGTTCATGCAGAACGGTAAGGTCTGCTCTAGATCTATAAGCTCGATTAGCACCCACCAGTTCGGTAGGAAACATCTGCTCCGGATCGCTCAATGTATTGTTTA